CAATACAAACAGCTAGTATTGCTGCACCAGGCTTTCTTGGGTTAAACACTCAAGATAGTAGTGTTCAACTATCTAGTGGGTTTGCTCTTACTGCTAACAACTGTATCATAGATCGATATGGTAGGATTGGTGCTAGGCGTGGATGGACACCTGTCAACAGCACTGTCAATACTGACTTAGGTAGTGCCAATCCTGTAGAGTTTATGTTTGAGATGGCGCAGGCTGGTGGCAATGTTATGTTAAGTGCTGGTAACAATAAACTGTTTACTGGCACTACAACAATGACTACCGCTGCTGTACGTAATCAAGCCAACACTGCTAATCTTACATATACTATTACTACTAACCATTGGCAAGGTGCTGCTTTACCATTCGGGGATGGTGCGGACGCAGAACCACACACCTATTTGGTACAGGCTGCACATGAGCCTTTGGTGTATCATAAAATGCCTGTTAGTGGCTCTGGTGCTACTTTTTCTGTAACCACTATCGGTGGTGGTGGCGCTATCACAGCAGTGTCTGTCACAGCCGCTGGTAGCGGATACAATGTTGGTGATGTATTAACAATTGCAGGTGGCACAGGCACTGGCGCTAAATTTACTGTTGCTACACTGACAGGTACTGGTATCGCTACAGTAACTCTTACAGTGGCTGGAACAGGCTATACAGCCTCTGATGCGCTCACTAGCACTGTTACTACTAATATTGATCCACACAGTCACGATGGTTCTCTTGGCTTTCAGCGACTTGGTGATGTAGGAACACTACCGCTTGGTTATACGACAACAGACTTTAAACCTAACTGTGCCTTAGCCGCTTATGGGCGTATTTGGCTTGCTGATATTAGTGGTGACAGGCAGACAGTATACTTTAGCAGGTTGTTAGATGGTTCTGACTTTACTGGTGGTGATAGTGGATCACTGTCATTAAATGCAGTGTTCCCTAATAACGATAAGATTATGGCGCTTGCTGCACACAATGGTTTCTTGATTGTGTTTGGTAGAAACAACATTGCTATCTACGGTAATCCTATTGATGTTACACAGTTGACATTGGTAGAGTATATTCCTAATGTTGGTTGCATTGCTCGTGACTCTGTAGTGTCTACTGGTACTGATCTTATTTTCTTATCTGACGCTGGTGTGCGTAGTCTTACACGAGTGATCCAAGAAAAGTCACTACCATTCAGAGACATATCTAAGAATGTTCGTGATGAGTTGATTGCTAACGTAGCATCAGAGGGTAGCATCGCTGCCATCAAAGGCATCTATTATAATAGGGATGCTTTTTATCTTCTAGCATTACCGACATCTAAGATTGTATATTGTTTTGATACTAGGTCAGCATTACAAGACGGTTCTAATAGGGTTACTATATGGAACAACATAGAACCAAGATCATTTGTTGTTACGGACAGCAAAGACTTATACATAGGTAAGCCTGGCTATATTGGTAAATACTTTGGACATTCTGATAATACCGTAGCTTATCGTTTACAGTATTACACCAACCACTTTGACTTTGATCAACCAAGCCTAATCAAGATACTTAAGAAGATTGGCTTTGTCATTATTGGTGGTACTGGTTCTGCTATCGCTGTTAAGTATGGTTTTGACTATGCTGAGAACTATAGATCAGTAACAAAAATACTTGCTGGTGGTACTGCATATGAATATAACACTGCTGAATATAACATAGCAGAATACTCTGGCGGTATACAAATAGAGAAATTTTTCTTGAATGTTTCTGGAAATGGTGTTATAATCCAATTAGGAATTGAGACGGACATTAATGGTAATCCTTTCTCGGTTCAGAGAATTGACGTTGGAATCAAACAAGGTAAGATATTAATCTAAGGAGATTAGTGTGTCGAACTACGTAAAAAGCACAAATTTCGCTGTAAAAGATTCTTTGCTGACGGGCAACCCTGCAAAGTTAGTTAAGGGTACTGAGATTGATACAGAATTTAATGCTATTGCTACTGCAATATCTTCTAAGTTAGACTCAGCCACAGACTTAACAATTACTGGTAAGTTTATTACATCGTCTGCTGGTACTGTGTCAGCACCTATCTTTACACTGTCTACAGATCCTAATACTGGTATCTTCTTTCCAGCAGCAGACGAAATAAGTATTACTGCTGGTGGTTATGAAATGATTCATGTAGACAACACAGGTGCTAATACTCGTTATGTAGATTTCTTGTGTAACTTACGCACTGAACCAGATGTTGAAGCTACTATTGAATCTGGTAGGTTTTCTTCAACACTAGGCGGATCTACTTTTACCACTATCGGTGGCTCTACTTTTCTGTCATTACAGGTTGAAGATGTAGAGAAACTTCGTATACAATCTGATGGTAATGTTGGTATTGGCTTATCTAACCCAACATCTCGGATGCACATTCTTAACACTGGCGCTGATGCTTATTACTCTGCTACAAGCAATTCAGTATCGTGTCAAATTGGTGCTAGTAATGCTGGGCAGATATTGTTTACAGGTGCGCCGTCATCAAATATGGCGATAGGTACTACCAACTCTACAACATTGTCTTTAGCCACTAATGGTACAAACCGTATTACTGTTCGTACAGATGGTGAAGTATATGTTATGAACACTTCTGACCAAGGCGCTTACAACCTTCAAGTAGGTGGTACAGGTGTCTGGGGTGCTGGTGCTTATGTTAATGGATCTGACGCCAGACTTAAAGAAGATGTTCAAAGTATTGCTTCTGGGCTTGATGTAGTAGCGGCAATGCGTCCAGTAACATTTAAGTACAAAGAAGATTATTCTAAAGATCAAAGCATTCAGACTGGATTCATTGCACAAGAACTCAAGGAAGTATTAAAGGATACCAACTATGTAGATGGTGTTGTTCAGCAAGGGCCAGAGTATCTTAATGTAGCATATCAAAACATTATTCCTCTGTTGACTAAAGCAATACAAGAACTCAAAGCTGAACTTGATGCAGTCAAAGCAACGCTGAAAGGTAACTAAGATGGCTATTGAATATCGTTGGGAGTTTCCTAGTCTTGGTGTTACATACAATCAAGGCAGACTAACTAATGTAGTGTCTACAGCATATTTTAATTTAATTGCTGAAGAAGATGGTGTGTCTGTATATCTACCAAGTTCTATTAATTTGTCATCGCCTAGTTCAGCAGCCTCTTTTACTCCGTATGAGCAAGTAACAAAAGAGCAAGTACAGGCATGGACAGAAGAGGCTCTAGGGGCGGCAAAGGTGCAGATATTTAAGGATAAACTTGCTGCTCAGTTGTTGGCTAAGAAAGCGCCTGTTAAGGGCGACATGAACCCACCTTGGGTATAATGAAGTTACCATTAGTCAACAATCAAAACTATATCATCTATTTAGAATACTTTAATAATTTATACTGGCTACATACTGATGTGTTTAAATGGTCTAGTGTAATAAAGAAACAGTTTATAAAAGATTTAAATACACTGCAAAGACTAATGAATGATGACTTGTTTGCTTTAGTAGATAACACAAAATTAGGTAAGTTTGCTTCTATAATTAACTTTAAGTTTTTGCAAGGAATAACTGGTACTGATAATAAACAGTATCATGTTTATACAAGGAGATTAGAATGGGTGGATTAGTTAGTGGCGCTCTTGGTCTTGTAGGAGGAATACTAGGCGGTAGAAGCGCTGAAAGAGCCGCCGACACATCAGCAGGGGCGCAATTACAAGCAGCGCAAATAGCCGCTGAAGAGGCACGCTTTAGGCCAGTAGGCATCACCACTCGCTTTGGTCAAAGCCAGTTTGGTTTTGATGATGCTGGTAGGCTATCTAGTGCTGGCTACACGCTAGACCCGCAACTAGTAGCGCTACAGAATCAGTTAATGGGTGCTACAGGTACTAGCCTTACTCAAGGGCTAGGCGCTGGTGCTGAAGTTGCCCCAGTTAGGCAAGCAGCAACAGGCTTGTTTGGCCTCGGTCAGCAGTTCTTACCTACTGATATATCTAGGCAGGCATCGCCAGAGGCTATGGCACAGGCACAGCGCTTGTATGGCCTAGCAGGGCAGGTAACACCAACTGCTTATGATCCTACTGCCGCTGCACAGAGTTACTATAACGAAGCGCAGATGATGCTAGATCCGTCACGCCAGCGACAGGAACAGCGCTTAGGTGCATCTGTGTTTGGGCGTGGTAGAGCAGGCTTGAACATCAGTGGTGTAGGCCAGCCAGAGTTGTTTGCCTTGGGTCAGGCCAGGGAAGAGCAGAACATGGCATTGGCTGCACAGGCTCGTGAGCGTGCGCGTCAAGAGTTGCAACAGGATATTGGCTTTGGTACTGGCCTTGGTATGCAAGGGTTGGCTGCACAACAACAGGCAGAGCAACTTGCTCGTGCAAGGCTGGCTGAAGACATTGGCATGGGTACTGGATTGTTTGGTACAGGTATGGGCTTGCTTGGTCAGATTCCTTCTTACCAGACTGCTGCTCTTGGGCCTTTACAATCACAACTCGGCCTTGCTTCTACTATCGAGCAACTTGGGCAACAGCCTTTGGATATTGGCGCACAGTTAGGTGGTAGAACCGCTACAGCAGGCGCTCAAGCAGGTGAAGCGCTGTTGCGTGGTGGCTTAAGTGCTGCACAAACACAACTAGCAGGACAGCAATCAGCACTAGGAACACAATACGGTGCATTCAGAGATGTCCTTGGTCAACTACAAAGACCTGGTATGTTTGGTTCTGCACAAGCCGCTTTTGGTGGTACTAGACTTGGGCAATCTGGTTTTGGGACTGGCTTAGCTTATGGTAATCAAGATTACGGTCAATATCTCTAAGGAATAGACATGGCACAGCAACCTTTATTCGGTTATAGCCCAGAGCAGATAATGCAGGCAAGGCAGGCAGCAATGCAAGAGAGAGCCGCTGCTGAAGCCAGGAATGTTGGTGGTGGATGGGCTCCACTGTATGAGCAAGCACGAGGACTGTCTATGATGGGTGCTGAAGCACTTGGTCGTGGTCTGTTCCCACAAGCACAAGATCCTGCATTGCAGAGGGCGCAGGTAACACAGTCGATTGTGCAGAAGTATCGTGGACAAGACTTTAATAGTCCGTCAGTGTTGTCACAGATGGCTAGTGAGTTTTCACAGGCTGGTATACCTGAAGTGGCTATGGAATTATCTGATAGGGCTAGGCAGTTAATTCCGAAAGTATCTAGGACTGTTGTTGCTCCTGGTTCATCTGTTGTTGATGAGCAAGGTAATGTTCTGTTTACTGCACCTGATCGTGATAAAACAGAACAGACTAAGGTGCTTCCTCCTGGAGCAGTATTAGTAGATTCTCAGGGCAAAATTATTGCACAAGGAAAAGAAACTAAAGGAGAGGATAAGAAAGTATCTCCTGAGTGGACTAAGTATCAAGAACTTCTTGACCTTGGTGTTCCTGCTGCTGAAGCACGATCAATTGCTTATAAGACACAAGGTACAGACTTTAAGCGTGATCTTGAAGAATCTAAGAAGGTTGAGAGGCAAGAAAAGCAACAACAGCAGACACAAAATACCATCGGTGTTATCGATAATGTAATGAACTCGATCGGCACTGCTAAGAAGCAAATAGGAACATTTACAGCAGGTGCTATTGGTTCACCATTAAGTTTGTTGCCTGGGACACCTGCTAAAGACTTAGCCGCTAACCTTGAAACGATTAAGGCTAACCTTGGCTTTGATCGCTTACAACAAATGCGTGATGCTTCACCGACTGGCGGCGCTCTTGGTCAGGTTGCTATTCAAGAACTTGTTGCTTTACAATCTACTGTGGCTTCTTTGGATATACAACAAAGTCCAGCACAACTTAGGAAGAATCTTGCTAAGATTGAAGGCCATTATAAAAAGTGGAGAGAGACTGTTAAGAAGGCTGCTGAAAAAGGATCTGAAACAATTGGTGAAAAGATAAATCAGCCTACCACAACGCAACAACCTAGCGGTGTTCGGCGTTATAATCCAGCAACGGGACGAGTTGAATAATGAACGAGACTATTGTTGATATTCCTGGTATAGGGCAAGTAGCCTTTCCTGCAACCATGTCTGAGCAGGAGATTAACGCTGCTGCTCAACGTCTTTATAATCAAAGTCAACAACAGGCACAACCACAAGCACCACAGCAACCAGTAGCAACACAACCAGCGCCTCGGCCTGCTGCTCCTGCTCAGCCAGCGTCTTTTATGCAAAGAGTAGCGCAAGCGGCTCAGTTGGAGCCATCAACACAAAGCATGATAAGAGGTGCTGTACAAGATCCTATTAATGCTATTCGTCAATTCTTTGGTGATGAGCAGCGTGAAAAGGTGGCGCAGAACGAAAAGGAATATCAAAAACAAAGAGAGTTAGCAGGTAAGCAAGGCTTTGATGGTTTTAGGCTTGTTGGTAATGTGTTGAGTCCTGCTGTTGGTGCTGGTGCAGGAGCAGGTATTAAAGCAACTGATTTTCTTGCCAAATGGAAAACTTTATTTAGCACTAAAACAGCAAAAGGAGTTGCTGCTGGTGCTGGATCTGCTGTTGTTTTGCCTACAACAACTCCACAGGAAGAACAAGATTCTTTCTTTTTAGCTAAGGCAAAAGATGTTGGCTTTTCTGGTTTGGCTGGAGGAGTAGTATCCAAGATTGCATCTGCATTGACTCCTCAACTGCGTCTAGGCGTATCAGAGCAATTAGCTAGAGGTGTAGAGGTAAAGCCTGGACAAGCCTATGAAGGGGTTCCTGGGTGGGTGTTTAGGCAAATGGAAAGCGTTGGTTTTGGCCCATCTGAAAAGACAATTCGACAGTCGTTTACTAGGTCGTCAGCTAATGAAGTTTTAAGTAGTATCGACCAAACATTGCCTAAAACAGTAAAAGATGGTATGCAAGCGTCTGGGTATGTTGAAAGACAAATTGGTAAATTCTATGATGATGCTTTTGATAAGATAGGTAAAGTAGTTCCTGACGCTCAACTTGCTAACGACATTGGAAACATAGTTGGTACTGCTAGACAAGAGATGAGTAAAAGGGCTGATAAAATATTTAATGCATCTATCAAGGCAAACATTGTAGACAAGTTTAAATTAGGCGCCGAACCTGCTGGTGCAGTAGCGCCTTTAGGAATGCGTCAACTTCCTGCTATGGATGGCACTAAATTAAAAGAAGTTGATAAGTATCTTAAAAAACAAATAGAAAAATACGGTAAAGGAACAGACGCTGATAGTATTGCTTTGTCTACCGCTTATGAAGATACTCTAAATGCTTTTAGAGCTTACACTGGAAGGGTAGATACTACAGGGCTGATTGCTAAGGCAGACGATGCGTGGGCTAAACTATATCGATTTGCTGATGCATCACAGAAAGCCTTTAAAGAAGGTGGTGACTTTAGTGCAGAGCAATTAGCCGCTGCTGCTGTGCGTCAAGGAACTACACTAAGAGCAGGTGCTGGTGAAGCTCCAATGCAGAAGTTTGCACAACAAGCCGTTGATGTTTTAGGAGTAGAAAAAGATCCAGTGGGGGCTGGTTATCGGCAAGCTGTTATTCTTGGTAAAATGACAGGTGCTGGTGCTTTAACCTTATTTAATCCTCAAGTTGCTATTCCTATTCTTGTTAGTTCTGGTCTTACGTATAAAGCCGCTGAACGCTTAATGAAAAACCCTTCTGCATTAAGAAAGGCTATGGAAAGTGCTATACAAAAGATAGGGCCACAAGCAACGGCATCTTTCTTGGCAGAAGCGCAAAGAGCGCCATTAGCAGAAGAAGAAGAATAAAACCATGAAAGGGTTTACCAATGTTAGTCGAACTAGCAGCGGCAAATGCAGCCTTTCAAGTAATAAAGACTGCTATCAAGAATGGAGGCGAGATACTTAGTGCTGGTCAGTCACTACTAGAATACTTTGATAATAAGAACAAGTTACAAGAAAAGGTAGAGAAGACTAGCACTAAGAAGCGGTCAGACTTAGAAGAGTTTTTAGCACTAGAGCAACTAAAACAACAAGAACAAGAGTTGCGAGAGATGATGATATATCATGGCAGGCCTGGGCTGTGGGATGACTGGAATAACTTCCAAGTCAAAGCCAGACAACAGCGTGATGAAGAAAAGCGCCAACAACTCAAAGCAGAGTTAGCAAAGAAAGCCAAGACCAATAAGTTTATAGAGACAGCACTGCTAACCTTCTGGATAACGATGCTGATATTGGTTGTAATTGGGTGTATTGTTGGTGCAGTGTACCTAACTATGGAGTATCAATGATTCCTATACCATTAATACTAGAGATTGGCTCTAAGATCCTGGATAAAGTTATTCCTAATCCAGAGGCTAAAGCACAAGCACAGTTAAAACTGTTAGAGATGCAGCATCAAGGTGAGTTACAGAAGATGCAAGCGGATATAACAGAGCAGGAAGAGCTTACAAAGCGCTTACAGGCTGATATGGGTAGTGACTCTTGGCTATCTAAGAACATCCGTCCTATGACGCTTATAGCCATCTTAGCGGCCTACTTTATCTTTGCCTTTATGTCTGCCTTTGGCTATAATGCCAACAGCAACTATGTAGAGTTACTAGGTCAGTGGGGGATGCTCATTATGTCCTTCTACTTTGGTGGTAGAACGCTTGAGAAGATTCTTAACATGAAGAAGGAAAAAGCCAATGATAGACTGGGGTAAATATCCTAACTTTAAACGATCTGAGTTTGCTTGTCAGCACTGTGGCTCTGAAGGCATCAAAGAAGAGTTGGTAGCAAAGTTACAAGAGTTACGCAATGCCTATGGTAAGCCTATGCCAATAACTTCAGGCTATCGCTGTCCTCTGCATCCAATAGAAAAGAACAAGGGTGTGCCTGGAACGCACGCAGAAGGCATTGCTGCCGATGTTGCTGTTCAAGGCGAGGCTGCTATAGAACTGTTACACAAAGCCATTGGAATGGGTTTTACAGGTATTGGCGTGCAACAGAAAGGCACTGGTAGGTTTATACACTTAGATGTTGGTAAAGGCTCTACCAGACCTGCACTCTGGAGTTACTAAAAAAGAAGCCCCAATTAAGGGGCTTTTTAATTTACTCCAAAGGAACTAAAGACTTCTTTAATTGCCGTCCCACATACAGCAGAACCGCACAATGGCTAGATCAAGAACAATACAATTGAATGGGCCATCTTCATCTTCTTGCTCTGAATACTCCAACCCAAACATGATACCAGTAATAATGTGCATAGTTATCTGCATAGTTTCTCCTTAGATTTCACAATGACCAGCAACACACGCTAAAGTCTGAGCGCCTTCAACATTATCATCCATTTCATTAAGGCTATCCCAATCAATCGATGTAGGCATCTTTGCTACTAGCGCATCATAAGCAGCCTTACCGCACTCTTCATAGGGGGCCTGGCGATAACTTCCACCATCATGCGGCAGGAAAGAGATACCGCTGATCTCGTTGAAGTTACGATATACCCAAGCGCCTACATCAAGCCATTCATCTTCTTTTACGCTGACAGTGATAGAAGGTTTGTGTTCAGCCCAATGACGCTGATACTGCATCCACAGATCCAAGTGCTGTAGCGCTGTCAAGTCCTCACGGATACGAGCGCCATCAGGTGACTTCTGTGGGAATGAGAATACCACAGTAGACTCTGGACGCATAACACAGTCTTCAGCAGGGATGCCGGCATTAATCATAAATTGCGACAGAGGATCTTTTTTATCGCCCCGAACGCGACGAATATAATAAGGGCTATGTCGAGTGTGAATGCCAGAGGCAGAATCAACAAGTTGAGACACAGTGCCGCTAGGTTTAACGCAAGTGATAGCAGCGCTCTGAGGGATGCCGAGAATGCCGCTATACTGAAGATTGGTGTCCACGGCGACTTGTCGTAGTTGTTCAAGATTCTTCGCAGTTGCAGCACTTACTTCTCCCATCATCTTGTTGTCTAGGATGCCTGTTAGCGATACACCAAGCAAACGC